AAAAGCGGATGAAGAAAATACTAAAAAACTTGATGAAGCATGTGCCAAGCAATTTGGATTTACGGTAGAACAGTGTGCCGATCTGCGTGATCCTAGCAAACGTAATGATGAATTACAGGCTAAGAATGATGTGCGCATGTCAACTATAGCTGTTAAATACAATCCTAATAAGCCTTATGACGTTGAATTGCCTCCAGATGCTTATCAAGTGACGTCTAAGCCCGTATTTAGCGGTTGTATGAAGAAAGGTAGCCGTTATATTGCATATACTCAACAAGGCACCATTCTGCGCGATGTATCTCAGTCAGACTGTAAGCGTTTAATTAATCAGGCTGGTGATAGACCTTATAATTATTTTGCTCAGCAGCAACAAGGCTCAGTAATGAAAAATGAAAATTCTCCTCTTTGACTACTAAAAACCGTCTATTTGATGTAACGTTGCTTTGTAGAAAAGTGTCTTCAGGGGAATTGAGACACAACGTGTAAACTATTAAATCTTGTACAATTTTTGCGTGTCTCAAGGCGTAGTCTAGACACTTTGACTCGGGGTATATGATGGAAACAGGACAAATTTTAGGACTAATATTTTTTACCTTATTTTTTATAGGTATAAGTTATTACTATACGTGGTCAGCACTAAAAAAAGACCAAATTGAAGATACGAGGATGCGTGAAAACTCTGATATGTGAACGTTCAGAATGTTCACTGGAATTAGAAGGAAAACGTTATTGAAGCGGTGCCGTTGCGCACACGACGCTTGCATAGTGGCGCAGGCACCGCAAAAGGCAAGTGGCTGAGAATGTGAAGGGAATTTCTGAAGGTAGAGAGCTTATCAATAGAGATGAGACCTGAATTACCTTCAATTGGCATTTTATTACAAGTGCTCGATCACCTGAAGATCTAAAACCGGCTTTTCCCGGGATAAAGCTTAATGATAATTTTCAATGATTTATAATTTTTGGGGTATAAACATGTCTTGGCAAAATATTACACTTTCAGATATAGCTATTTTGGCTCTTTTTGTATTTACCTATCCTATTTACTGGTTTGTAGTACATAAATTTATGGATGAAATCTTTGGATGATATTTAATGAAACACGATGCACATGTTTTTAAGGCAAAGATGCATTTTTTCCCTATTCATGCTTTTATTTTTGTCGCAATTTTTTTCTTTCTCATAGGAATGTTAGTTGGTTCTTTTAATGTATTAAATTTTAGTCTCTGAAAGTTCGCATAATGTGATGCACAGATTATGTTACTAAGCCCCAGTGAGAAAATTACGAAGTCTCACGGGGCTTTTTAACATCAATCTGCATTATGCGAATTTTCGAAGGTTGGGGGAGTCCACGTCTTCTAATGGTGGACTCTAGTCCGATATTTCGGAATTTTTAGGATTAGTTGATGATTACTTTTCCTGATTTTGTCACTTCAAGGCGCTCTATAGCTTCCTCTAAAATCACATGTACAAGCTCGCTATCTTTCAGCGGTTGTTTCATTTGATCGACTAATTTTTTATTAATCTCAACAGCTTTATTTCTGATTTTTTCCTGTTCAGTTTCAGACAACCTAACTGTTTTTGCCATGTGCATCATTCCACTCATAAAATTTGCCACCTAGTCTACATATAAACTTGTATACATGTGTTGCATATACATATATGCATGTAGTATATTTCGGCTTAAATAACATGTATACATGTATAAAAGCTATGTTAGATCACATTTGTATTAACGCGCCATTCGAATCTAGCTTCTACTCAGTAGACGCTGAGGGCCGTTATTTTTTTGTGGATGTTGACATACATACAATTGAAATTCCGTTGGCTTCTCGTTCTGTACATAAGAATGATGATGGTTCAATTTCTGCTGCTGCGCTATTTCATCCGTTCGAGTCGGTTCCGACTCATTACACGGGTATGGCAATGAAAGTATTTTTTGATTCTTCATTTGAGCCTTACGTACAGATCAAAGCTTCGCCTGCAAAGTTGCTCCAAGGACACAATGTCTTTGGAAGTGACAACATAGAGCAGGGTGCTATGGAAATGATCGGCTTCTTACATGAAGCATATCCGCTTCTTGCAAGAATGCTTGATTGGCCTCGTGCATGGGTATCACATATTGATGTGACTTACTCTGCACGTTTGAAAGACCAGAACACAGCTAAAAAAGTTCTGGATTTCTTGAGTAATGTCAGTAATGGCCAGACTCGTTTAAGTAACAAGCGTTTCGACAGTTCAGTATATTGGGGAGGTCAGACTTCAAGGCTTGTGAATCACAAGTGTTATATGAAGCATGACGAATTTATCGCTCAATTTGAGGAGTATAAACAACTTGCAAAGAAGAACGATAAAGCAGCTCAACGAGTTGTAGATGTCATGTCCAATTCGGATCTGATTAACTGGACTGTCGGTCTTTTACGTTTTGAATCACGCTTAAAAAAGCGTTGGCTTGAGCGTAATGATATTCCTACAAACCTATTTGAATTAATTAAGTTTCAACGTTCTAACCCTGATTTACTTCAAACACTCTGGAACAAAGCTACTCATAGCATATTTGAAGCCTTACGAGGTCAAACTATGAAATTAACAGATGATACAAGTGTACTTGAAACAATTGAACGCTCAGAAGTTGTAATGACCAAATCTGGCAAGGTTTCTCTCACTAAAGTACGTAATTTATTCGCAATGTTTTGTCTTATCCGTGAAAAAGGATTTGATGAGATTAAAAATAATTACGGTAAGTCTCAGTTTTACAACCTAATTTCCCAATTGTGTGAATGTGGCTTTTCAAAGGCATATTTGCAGAACCTTCATGATGAGAAGGCATCAAACATCATTCCATTCGTAAAGCTCGTTGAAATCGACTTCAACCAACAATTGCCTAACTGGTATGAAGAGCCAGTTTCGCAGTTCAACTACAAAATTGCATAGGTGAGCAAATGAACAATTCACAACATCCAATTATGACAGTAACAGGCATCCGTAAATCGGCTGGCGATTTCAGTGACCAGACATCAGGTAAACAAATTACGTTTTCAAATACAGTCGTAACTGTACTGCAAGAATATTCAGACAAGGAAAAAGAACAAGGCGCAATCGGTTTTAAATCGACTGATTACAAGATTAAAGGCGCTCAGTTCTTTAATGATTATCTGCATCAGGAATTACCAAGCAAAGCTAAATTGATCTTTGATTGGGATTTCACAGGTAAAGCGCCTAAAGCTGTATTAGTAGCTTTGGATTTTGATGGTGCTGAGGCAGCGTAATAAAGCTATACGAATCAAAGTGTTAATAATAAAACACTTCGTATAATGTATAATATGTAAATAAATCAATAACTTAGGTGATTTTATGATTAAAAAGATAGCATTAATATCAGGGGATAATCAAGCAGAATGTCCTAAATGTTACTCATATTTTCACCGCCAATATTTAGCTTTTCACATGTCAAAGTGTGTGGGGTAAGGATAAAAAGAAATGGCTTATCAGTGCAAAACGATAGATTCAACAACTAATCAGTGTCTTGAGTGGGTGATGGCTGTCAATTTGCAGGATTTTGCTATTACAGGGACACAATCAGCAGGAATTTGCGTGGCGATTGGGTCTTTTTTTGCAGTGTGCTGGATTCTAAAAGAGTCTCGTCGCGCAGTTAAATAATTTAGTTCTTATAAGGGGATATACCTATGAACAAGAAGTTTGCTTTAGTTAAAAAAGCTGGTGTTGCTGTAGCTACTGCGGGTTCTGCAATTGCTGCGAGTACTGCAAATGCTGCTATCACTTATGACACAACGGGTATCCTTGCTGATATTTCAGCTAGTGAAGCCTTTGCAATTACCTGTGGTCTTGCATTCATTGCTTTAACTGCAACGATCTCTGTATTGCGCAAAGGACGTGGTGCAGTTCGCTAACAAATAAACCCGTTGCGCTAGCCGTGCGAATCTATGAGCGCGGAGAGGCGCAGCGGGTTTTTCACATTTGGGGATTTACTTATGGATGAACCATCAATACTTAATTGGTTGATTGTTATCGTTTTTATTATCGGTTTCAACAAACTTACTTAGGCGATATAAATGAGAAAATTATTAAGACAGATCAACGTGATAATTTTGTCATTTGTGTTGATCTTTGCACCTACATACGTTTTAGCTACTACCGTTGCGGCTGATGGTTGGTCTGTCTCAAAACGTTTAGTTCAAGGGGCTACAACGTTTTATGATGGTACTAAAAATATCGTTATCAACGGTAAAAATTATGCTGCTACGGGGGCTGCTGCTATTACACCTGCGGCTGGTCAAGTTGCAAAAATGATTGTAAGAACGGGTGCTGTAGTTGCTGTTGATTTAGCGATTAAAACACTGATTGGTGCAGTTGATTACGTTATGGATCCTGCTAACAATCAGGTTAAATATTATGTAGAGCCTACAAGTCAGACACCCAAGCCAACTGATTTGTATATGTGGAAATATCTCGATTCTGCTAATGTTGCTCATAACTATGCTTATCCGGGTGTTCCTTCTTCACTTTGTCAATCATTCTTGTCTTTATGGACTGGCAAAACTCCTTGGAAATATGATCGCGTAAGTGTTTCTTCTTCATCTGCTACTCAGGTTGTTTGTTACTTTTCTAGTAGTACAACTACTTATGCAGGTAATTCGGGGGCTACTCGTGTAAACAATCCTGCATATGATCCAAATGCACAGCCAAACCGTGAAGAAAGATATTTGCCTTATGATGCTGTAGCTTCTCAAATTATTAGTGATGCTGCTGCTGAAAAAGCCGATGGTAAAGCGTATGTTTCATCAGTTGCTGATACCGCTTTAGATAATGATGAACAAAAACAAATTGTTCCTGCAAGTGATGTAACTCAACAATTGAATAATTCACAAGCTATTCCGACTAATGGTACGGGTACAGGTACTGCTACACCTGCAACAACGGGTACTGGTACTGGTGATCCAACTACAGCACAACCTACACCTTATGACATCAAATTAAATTTTCCTGTTTTCTGTGATTGGGCACCTAGTATATGTGTGGCTGCTCAGACTGTTATTAATTTCCCTGCCAAGGTCGATAAATGGATTGAAGGTCTTTTTTATAATACGAAGGGTTTACCTGATTATGATACTAAAACTGATTTATATATAAATGAACAACCAGAAGTTAAGCATGTAAATATTAATTGGGGTTCTGTTTGTCCTGCACCTATTACCGTTAATTTAGGTTTTAAGGGTATTAGTCGTGAAATCACGGTAGTTAATTATCAATATATTTGTGACTATGCGTGGATTATTAAAGCTTCTGTAAACATGCTTGCTTCAATCTCTGCGGTCTATATTGTTGCGGGGAGAAAAGAATAATGTGGAATGTATTTTATGGAGTTATGGCTCTATTTGCCCATAACACAATCAGATCATTACTAACGGGTTTGGGCATTGGTATTGCTACTGGTGTCATCTTTTATAACGTTGTTTCTACTTATATCGAGTCTGTTATTTCTCAGGCTTCTTCAATGCCATTCATATCATTATTGGGGATTTTTGGCATTGATTCGGGGTTATCAATTATCTTTGGTGCAATTCTTACAAGAGTGTCTATTGAGGCATCAAATCTTAGTTTACGGAAGCGTTCATAATGCCTATTAAATTAATTACAGGTCAGCCAGGGAACGGTAAGACTTTATATGCTGTTGCTCTTATTAAACAGGCGCTTAAGGAAGGTCGTGAGGTCTATACAAATATCAATGGTATTACCCTTGATGTGTTGCCTATACCTGAAAATGATAAGGGTGAATTAGATTGGACGCTTACCCCGAAGGGGGATGCAGAATCAGGGGTTAAAGGTGCATTAACAGTTTATGATGAGACTCAGAAGCTCCCTTATTTTGCGTATAAAACTAAAGAGAAATTATCAAGTAATCCTTTAATTACTGAATTAGAAACACATCGTCACCACGGTTATGATTTAATTTTTATTACTCAGTCACCTAAGTTTTTGCATCTGCATTTATTAGACTTAGTGAATGAGCATTATCATGTTAAACGACCATTTAACAAAAAGCAGGCTGAAATACATTTGCATCGTAAAGCTTGCATGCTTCCTGAAACTGAAGCTGCGGAAAAACGTGCAGAAGATATTTTTAAATTTCAGTATCCACCTGAGTTATTTAAGGAATATAAATCAACTGAAATCGTAACTAACTCTAAACTTCGTATACCTAAATATATGAAGCGTTTAATGTGGATTGCGGGTTTATGTATTGTGGGGATTATTTATTTAGTGTTCTTTAGGGACAATTTTATTTTTGGTCATATTATGGGGAAAGATGAAAAAAATGAAGTCGCTGCTCAAAATGCTCCTGCTGCAAAA